CAGAGACCTTGGTAACGGTTACACTGAGGTAAAGTAATGTTGTTGTATGCAAACGGTGATTCACATACTGCACCAGATTTTGGCTATGTGAATATAGTTGCCCAAGAGTTTAATTGCGATTTGATTAATCAAGCACAGTCTGGTAGTAGTAATACTAGTATACTTCGACGCACACGAGAATATCTTGAGCACACGATACCAGACTTCATCATAATTGGATGGAGCACGTGGGAACGTGAGGAATGGTATCACAATGACCGGTATTATACAGTTACAGCAAGCGGAACAAACACTGTACCTAAAGAACTTGAACACAAATACAAACAATGGGTAATAGAACAAACGTCTGATCGGTGGAGTGAAAAGTCTGTAGAATGGCATGAATACCTCTACAGTTTTCACCTTGAACTAGAACAAAAAAACATAAGACATTTGTTTTTTAATTGCATGTATGATTTCTTAAGAAAAAAACAAACGTACAACTGGAATAACGCCTACGTAGATCCTTATGATAAAGATTACAGTTATTACCAGTATCTCAAAAACAAAGGTCTACGTCCAGATGAATGGTATCACTATGAAGCCGACGGCCATAAAGTGTGGGCAAAATTTTTAATTGATTACATTAGAGAAAATAAACTGATATGATACTTTATACAAACGGAGATTCACACACCGCCGCAGCTGAATGTGTTAATAACCATGCGTTTGCAGAAGACGATCCACAATATTTTATGATGGGCAGAGTACCACACCCTGAAAATCTTGAACGAAGTTGGGGCAAGTTACTCAGCAATAGACTAAGTTGTGGATTCAAGTGTGACGCAGAAAGTGCAAGTTCGAATACGAGAATTATTAGAACCACACGCAATTGGTTAGAACAACAAGCAAAAGACATATATAGAACACTTTATGTTATTCAATGGAGTACTTGGGAACGTGAAGAATGGCTGATAGATGGTGAATATTATCAGATAAATGCTAGTGGCATAGATAATGTTCCTGACAGCCATCAACAAAAATACAAAGAATATGTAGCAAACATTGATTGGCAAGCAAAGACAACTGAAGCACATGAACAAATTTGGCAGTTTCATTTAGAACTTGAAGCATTAGGTGTAAAGCATATCTTCTTCAATGGCAATAATGATTTTGGTGCTATTAAGAAAAAGAAAGACTGGGGATCGAGTTATATACTTCCATACGATTCTAAAGGCACATTTAATAGCATTGTAAGCAACCGCTGTTACACTGTATCTCCTACCAGCTATCACTATGGGTCAGACGGACACAGAATATGGGCTCAATATATGACAAAATATATCGTTGACAACCAGTTGGTTTAGTGTTATAATTAGTACATTATATACAAAAGGAATGGTATGAAGTATCTATTGATTGACACTGCTAATATGTTTTTCCGTGCTAGGCACGTTGCATTTCGTGCAACTGATCCGTGGGAGAAAGTTGGCTATGCATTGCACATAAGCATGGCAGCTATTAACAAAGTAGCAAAGAAGTTTGATGCAGACCATGTTGTGTTCATGTTAGAAGGACGTAGTTGGCGTAAAGATCACTACAAGCCATACAAGGCAAATCGCAGTGAAGCAAGAGCTGCACAGAATGAAACAGAACAAGAAGAAGAGAAACTGTTCTGGGAAACATTTGATGACTTCAGTACATACATACGTGAAAAGACAAATTGTAGTGTGCTACGTGATGCTAATGCAGAAGCAGATGATCTTATAGCACGTTGGATTGCACTACATCCTACAGACGAACATGTTATTATCAGCAGTGATAGTGACTTCTATCAGTTGATTACAAAAAATGTTACACAGTTTAACGGTATTACTGATAACTTGATTACACTGGAAGGCATATACGATGCTAAAGGCAAGCAAGTGATAGACAAGAAAACAAAGGAGCCTAAACTGTTAGGTGATCCTGAATGGTTGTTGTTTGAAAAGTGCATGCGAGGCGACAGTAGCGACAATGTGTTTAGTGCTTATCCAGGTGTACGTAAGAAAGGCACTAAGAACAAAGTTGGTCTACTTGAAGCATTTGAAGATCGCAGAAGCAAAGGCTATGCATGGAATAATATGATGCTACAACGTTGGACTGATCACAATGGTGCAGAGCACAGAGTGTTAGATGATTACAATAGAAACAAAGAACTAATTGATCTAACTGCTATGCCAGATGAAATTAAAGACAGAGTTGATCTAGCAATTATAACACAACTCACTAACAAAGACGTAGGACAAGTAGGTTCAAAGTTCCTTAAATTTTGCGGTAAATACGAGCTGACTAGACTCAGCGACAATGCAGAACAATACGGACGTTGGCTTAATCAAACATATCAAGGAGCACTAAAACAATGAGCGAAGCAATTGCACAACCAATAGTTAATGGTAAGTTCTGGGTAATCAAAAAAGACAACAAGAAGATTGGGTCAGTTGAAAAAGACAATCGTGGTTATTTTGTAACCACACAACAAGGCAATGCACGTTTTAAGACTATTAAGAGTTTACGTGATGTTACCAACATTGATTTCAAAGATGGCGAAGAAAGAATAAAGTATCCTGAGAATCAAGTTAATGGATTTCCTACAGATGTCAAGCCGTTCAACGGAGTATACAACATACACACCAGGATTCCTGTATATACCAAAGAAAAGAAATCAAAGTCATGGTATGCTGCTGGATACTATATGCTTACAATTGGACGTAAATCAAAAGTTGTGTTTTGTCCAAAACTTATATTGTTGGATCGTTATGGATACTTTGGTCCAGTTAAAGAAGCAGATGGATTCTACTACAAATGAGTGGACTCTACATTAGAAAGTTTATTGACAGAGTTGCACAATGTGATGCAACAGGTGCCAATGATTTTATCTGGAACATGGCAGATGCCAAGAACTTACACGGTGATATAACCAAACTGTTGCTTGATATCGAAACATTAGCAAACAGAACCACAGAAGAAACACCTACTGAAATTGAAGTTGACGGTGGAAATTGGTAGTTAACTAAGCCGTTAACCAAGTTATCTACGCAGTTTATCATAAATAACTGTGGAGATAATAACATGAGTAGACCAAAGCCAACAATATTAGTAGAAGTTACAGACAAAGCAACTTATAAAACAGAACAAGTTCTTGCCAGTACTGGCATATGGGCAGTTTATTTTGATGGTAGTCCAATCAACTTAAAAACATCAAACATGCTTGTACAGTATCCTGGACCTAAGTATAAGAAAGTAAGTTTTTCAAACCCAGGGCATGCAATTAGTTTAGCAAAGAAACTAAACATACAGTTTAAAACAGAAAAGTTTAGTGTAGTATTGCTTCATAAGGGTGAGCAAGTATACCCAGATGCGAGATAAGAAGAAACTTACTGCAACACTTCTTGCACTGCATTGGGATGGTTCAACAGAACATAAGATTGATATTAAAACTGCAATGCACTTTTGGTGGTACAACACACGAGATGGCGGCGGTATGCGACTTACAAGCACTGGATTTAAAGTGCTCAAAGATCTAAAATTTGAATATTGGGACTTTATGCTACCTGCAAACTTTGCACGTAAGAACAAACGTATTATACTTGGACTTGATAGAAAACTACAATTTCCATACTATTACGGACAGAAACGTTTGAGCTTCTTTGGTAGTCAAGAAGCAATGATGGCCAATCTCACAGGAGATTTAGAAAGTTGGTTAGCGAATAATTTCTCTTAACTGTTTTCTTGCTCTATCTTCAATTGATTGCATATAGTCGTTCATTAAGAAATCATAATTACGTTCAGCTTTTTCTTTTGCAATACTAACATCAAAGTCGTTACTGGTAATAGTTTTCAAGTTCATTTGTATAGCGGCATCTAATCTAAAGTCGCTTTCTATTACATCATAATCAAGATCAAATGTTTCATCATAATTTTCAAAGCCACGTTCAGCAATCTCTTTATGTATGTGTTGATGTCCTATACACATAAAAGGATGCTTGGCAGCTATTGCTAGTAAAGTTTTTTCAGTTATAATACCCGGGCCATCACTGTAGATACTTTCTGTGACAATACTTGCACTTGCTGACTTGTATAATGATTTAAGTTTAATAAAGTTTGCTACATTATCAAAGTCATACTTGGCATATGGTGCTTTGGTATAATCGTTGTGTGTTCTATGTGTAACAAATCCGTTCTTTTCATTCTTTAGTAAATGCCAAACTTGATTCCGGTGCCTCCTTGGATATCCATTTAGACACAAAAAGTTATATTTCTTTTTGCTTTTTGTATACACTGATTTCCATTTACTGTGTTGTGCTTTGAGACTTTCAACTAGTTCCCAACTGTGTGATGGAAATTCTACACACTGTATGTAACCAGTATAGCGATTGCGTAAGTCGTGATCCCAATGTATGAATATAATTTTGGTCTGTTGCTCTTCTGTATAATGCTTTTCAATTTCAAATAGTTCAACACATAATTCGTTTTCATGCCAGTGTACAAAATCCTGTGCATGCAACACAAGTCTGAAGTTTTTTTGTTTCCAAGAACTTTCTTCTATCTTAGGAAGTTCCATTTTC